ACGCAGAGCCGGCAAGAGGGAGATAAAAAAGCATTTGGTCGAACTCGGGTTCGTACTCCTTCATCACATCCATGAGCTGATAGTTCATGAATTCTTTAACTCTGTTTGATTGTTCTTCTCTGGCTCTATCTGCTAGTCCAACTATTCTTGTATGTACTGGACCATTAGCCGGTAATAATTCTTTATAAGCTTGTGCTTGAAATTGTGTTACTGCTTCAGCAAGTACAGGGTGAGTTGCACCACTTGCACCTTGAAACGGTTGAGTTGGATTTTCATATTTAAATCCTAAAAGATCTAAACCTTTTGTATAACTATCTTCCCAATCTTTTCTAGAAGATTTATATTGTTCGTAATTTGCTGCAAGATCAGACCCTAGTTTACCTAAAATATCTTCTGGTAATAGTTCTGCCAAGTTATCAAAATGACTTTCACCACCTGGTTGATTAACTGCTTCTGGATCAAAATTAATTGTAGCACTACCATCTTCTTCTTGAGTTACTTCAATATCATCAGGACCAACTTGTTCTTCAGTTGTTTTTGATTCTTCAACTGCGATTTGTTCTTCGCTAGGTACTTTTAATTCAGTCTCTACGTTTGGTAGGGCTTTGTCTATATCTGCCATTTATATTCTCCGAGTTCTTAATTGTTGTAACCTGTTTTGTAGGAACATTCAACCCCTGTGAGTCTGGTCCTTTAAGTGGTGGAATTTCTTTCCACTTAACGTGTTGCATATTTACAACAAGAGTTTTATTCTTCACTAAATATACCTCTTTTGTTTTTGTAATCGTCATACATTTCATAACCACTAATACCAAGTGATAATGCTAGTCCAGGTAGACCAAATGCTCTACTAGCTACTCTTAATGCACCTGGGCTAATTCCAAGTCTCATTGCTTTTGCAATTCCCGGACTTTTTAAACCTTTTGTTGCAAACTCAGTTGCAGGACCTGCGAATGCTGGACCTAAATAGTTAAATGGATTAGTTGCTATTTCTCCTAACGAGTCACCTTCTTGTATTTGTTCTGCTAAATACAAAGGTTCAGTTGCAAGTAAGCCGAGTGGTGTAGTTGTTACTGTTAAACCTCTACCCAAAGTTTTTAATGCAGTTTTAGTTATACCAGATTTTTTTGCACCTAACGCACCGCTTCTTGCAGCATCAATTGTTGATGGTGCAACTGCTGCTGTACCTGCTACAGTTACTGCTCCTAATGTTGGTAGATAAGCATCTCCTATTGGTGCTTCTTCTACAGGTGTATCATCTAATTGTCCTGTTACCATATCTATTAACATATTCTTTTGTTGATTCTCGTTTGATAAATAAGTTGTTGGGTCATCGTTCATAAATGTTTTAACAGCACCGGCTCCGGCAGCACCGACCGCGGCCAAGGCACCGAACTTACCACCCTTTTTTGCAATGTTAAGAAAACCTGTTGCTAATGCTTTAAATTTATTAGGACCTTGTTCTGCCACCCTAGTAATAGTTTCATCAGGCATTTCGTTAAGAGCCTGTCGCATTTGATTACCGCAACCTCCTCCAGCAAGTCCCCCTCTCGCCAATCCAAAAATAGAACAGATATTATTATCATTTAGATTTGCTGCTGTTTGTAATTGAGATTTAATTTTACCAAACCTTTTAGTAAGTTGTTCTGGTGTTTTATTAATACCTCCTTCAGGAGCTTGTATTAAGCTTTTTACCAAAGGGTTATCTAAATTATTTTCAGCAAAAACCATAAATTTTTTTGTGTTATTTAAATATGGTTTAACTTGAGTAAAAGCTTTAGCAGACTCATCATATTGTGAAATTAAACTGGGGGTAATTTCTAAATTAGGCATTTGTCTTCTAAGACTAGAAAAAATATCATCATCAGGATTTTTTAAATAATTTTTTAAAAGAGTAGAAGTGTACTTTGCATTTTCAAAGGGGGTTGTTTTTTGAACTGTTCCAGGACCAAACTCTCCAGCAGATAAAGTAGCTTTTTTAATATTTGTAATAGGTGTAGGATTTTTGTTTTTATCAAAATCTATATACCCTATTTCATAACCTCCTGTAACCTTTTTAAATTGTGTTTTAAGTTTATCTATCCCCTTTCGATATTCATCTAAAGTTATTTCATCTGCTAAAAAAGCATTTACCAGACCTCTTTGCAAATTATCTATTTTCACTTTAGTAAAATTTAAATAAGGAGATGTTCTTGACCCAGTTAATTCTAAACCAGCTCTAGTTTCTGCATCAAATAAATTTTTACCGTTTATTTTTTTATTAATTAATGTTCGTGGAAAAGCATGTTCAAAAACAGTTCCTTTATCAAAAAATTCTCGCACAGCTATTCTTGGTCTAGTAAAAATATCTTTAACTTGTTGTTTATCTAATATTTTATTTTTAACTAAATTTTCTTCTACTGTTGTAATAGTTCCACCTTTAATTCTTTTAATTTTTTTAGCTAAATCATCTGAAATATCAAAACGAAGTTTATTTGTTTCTGGATTAACTTTATTATTTTTTAAAGCAGCTATAGCGCTATTAAATTGTTTTACAGTTAAGTTCACGTCAGGATGATCTCTTATTTTTGTACCTGTTGTAAGAGTAGGGTTTTCTTCCATAGCTTTTAAAATTTTTTTTGCATTCTCAGTAACATAAGGTAGTTGGGGCGCCGCTTTCCCCGACATAACCTTGTAGTTTAATTTGCCGTGTTTACCACTATATGTATCCTCAATAGTATAGATATAAGTATCAGCTACTCCCAATTTGTTTGCTACGTCCACTCTAGTAAGATTAGGATTTTTTTTGATTTGTTTTTGTATATCTAAATAGTCCTGTTCCGTAACTTTTTGAGTAGTAAGTTTTCCTCTTTCTTCTAAAGTTTTAAGTTCTTCTTTGCTAAATCCAGGAACTCCTTTTACAAAATCTCTAGTTTTTAATTTAGGTTTGATAGATCTTTCGATTCCTCCATACGTAGGAATATCCATTTGATAAATTGGTGATTTAGGATCTGTTACTTCTTTTTTTAAAATTTGTTCTATAACAATAGAACCTTTATCTTCTAAAAGTAAATCTTTAATACGTTGAATAACTTTAGCGTCAAATTGAACAGTTCCGACCATTAGACCTCCAGGATCTTAGCTAGTCCGCCTCTGGCAAAATCCATACCTAATCTTTTTTTAATTTCTATTATTCCATCAGGAAATTCATCTGGATTTTTTAAGACCTGATTTAGCATTTTAAAATAATTTGTTTTCTCAGGACCAACCAAAGTTCTGTCCATTGCAATTTCTTTAAATAATCTTGTAATGTCTTCTGCTTCTAAACCATATTTACGTAGTGCTTGATAACCCATCTCTTCACCAGCATCGACAGATTTTTCAATAGCTTTTGCTTTTCTATAAAGACCATAAGCTTTACCAGCTGCTCTTCCAAATTTTAAACCTACACGTCCGCCGTCTGCCATCTCGTCTACAAACCTTGCTGTAAATCTATCAAACCTTGGATTGTCAGGTTTTAATCCTGAAGCATCTTGAACATTTTCTAAAACTCTTTTAGTAAAAATTAAAATTTCTTCATTAGATGCATTAGTAGGTAATGCTTCTGCAATTCTTGGGCCAAAGTATTTTTCAACAAGTACAATTGGATCTCCACCAATTCCTCCGCCACCTTCAGTAATATATCTTACATCTTCTGCAGATATAACGTTATTTAAATTTACTTTACCAAATGCAGCTGTGCCTGCATCGTATTCATCTTTTTTTAATGCTTCTACTAAAAACTCTCTAGCTGATGCACGTTTACTTGGTATATCACCTTTGTTAGTAACAGTAGATATAATACCTTCATCCATCATTTTTTTCATTTGTGCAGCAAGTATAGGATCTTGTTTTTCTAAATTTTTAATTGTTGTTTCAGCATCTTGAAGTGGTGATGCAATATCTTCTGGTCCGCCACGTGAACCTGGTGGTGGTAGATCTTGATATTGTTTAACATTTCTTATTAACGCATTTTCTGCTCTTTTAATAAATTTATTTTGTTCTGCTATGGGTAAATCATCAAGAACTTTTCCAGCATCTTCAGCTATAAACTCTGCAAGATACATTTTATCTTCGTCTAAACTTCTAGGACCTGCAGTTCTATACATGTCATCAATTAATCTTGCATCTGCAATATCATTTGGTCCGCCGCGTGAACCTTTTGGTGGTAGATCAAGACTATCTACAAATTGTTTATAATCATCTAAACCTGCAGGTGGTGGTACATCATCTATCATACTTGATGGTAATATTGTATCTCTTGGGTCAATACCTTGTTCTTGTAATGCTCTAATGTCACTTTCCATAACTTCTTTCATTGCAGGTTTACCTGTTTTCTCACCTGCTTGAAATCTTTTTACTAATTCTTTTTCTCTTAAAGAACCTAAGCCTTCTTGTGTTATGTCCCTGGTCCCTGTTCTAAGATCAGTTACATTTGCAATTTGTGGAGGATTAAAAAGCTCATCAATCTTAGTCATATTTGATAACAACTTATTTGCTTGAACATCGTTAAGTTTACCAGCGGTTAGATAACCGATAGGACTTTCTAATTCTTCTAATATTTT